AGCCGACTACCAAAGCAGCTCCCGAAGACCTCGTGGTAATTAGACTCCGAAGCCTTGTCCAGCCATAAACGGATTGAATGTTGCGTATGCAGGCAACAAGTCAAAACGAATCTTCTGGGTGTTGGCATCACCATCTGCGTACTTACTTACACGGATGCTCATACCGTCTTCGGTAGTCGCAATAGTGTCAGTTGAGTACAGCTTAGGCAGCTTCACAGTACCCATACCGAAAGCCTGCTTAGTGAAGAACAGGTTTGGCTGGTACAGAGTGCTAGCGGCACTAAGGATAGTGACAACAGCACCGTTAGCTGGTGCAGCATCAACAGTATTGTACTGACCGTTGGCCTCGTAGATAGCAGGGCCAGCAACAACAATGTTGCCAGTACCAGTGCCACTCAGAGTAACGTCAGCAGTTACAACACCTGTCCAAGCTACGTTAGCGCCAGATGCGTCAATCATAGCTGTGCGAGTGTCTAGGTTCAGACGGTTTACATCAGCAATAGTGACCATATCACCAGCCTTCACAACCATATTTGCTTGGAAGCCAGCTACAGCCAGAGTCTGAGTCATAGTGTCTTTTGCTGTGACGTAAGTCGCATCAGGAGCGGCAGACAAAGTACCTGCACGGTCAGCGCCGGCGCCAGAAGTAAAGCTAGCCAGAGCGTTAGAAGTCAGAGCCCGCATACCGCCGAAGTTCTGAGAGATTTGTGCATTCTCCCAAGCGGTGCGGACGAGCTGATCAGACGCATTCAAGCCATTCTGTACGTTAGCAAGTGCGCTAGTAGTGAAAGGGTTCATCAGGTAGTAACGCTCTGCCGCAGCAGGTACGCCAATGGAATCCATCAGTGCGCCAGCGCCTGCGACATCTCCCCAAGCATCAACGGCAGTACCGTGAGAACCATACTTCAGAGAAGAGTTCTTGAGCATATAGCTAGCAAGATCAATCTCCAAATCAGTTACGATTCGGCGAGCCATTGGGTTAAGGATTTGCTCCAACTGATCAAGTTCCAGAGCCTCTTCCACGTTGCCCCATTCGGTAGCTACGGTGAAGTAGTTCTGGACTGTACCAGTTGCCTTACCTGCAATGATGTCTGACTTAGTGCTGGCAGAGATATCACCGCCAGAAGTACGGATGGAGTTGTAGTCGTGCGGACGCTTGAAGTCTACAGTGCTACCACTTGATGGGTTGAATTTGCCACTCAGGAGCTGAGTGTCAACGGTTTTAGTAACAACCCGGCTGGACTCGAATGCCGCTAAAAAGACACGAGCCACCTTCCGGGTGACGTTGCTATTAAGATTATTGGCCATTTTCGGATCACCTCATTCATTCGAAGACTGCTCCTTTCGGCCCTCGCGCTTTAGGCGCTACACCAGCTTTTGCTGGCTGCTCAACCGGATCAGGAGCGGCATTTACTTTAGGTTTCAATGCAGCAGCCTTATCGCGTACATGAGTCGCTATCCGTACAGCAGCTTGCGCCGGAGTCATGCTCCGTATCGTGTCTAGCTCGGTTACGTTCTGACTAAGATACTTTGTAATCGCAGGCCCGAGATCGTCATCCAAAATATAGTTGACTACATCGTCCGAGATTCCAAAAGCAGCAACAGCATTACCTGCTGCCTGCAATTCCTCGTTAGAAATACCAAGCTGGACTGCTCGCTGCGAGTAGGTAGCTACCTTCTCGTTCAAAGCCTCCTGCTCTTTCATTAGCTGTTCCTGCTGCAAACGCTGTGCTTCCTGTTGTTGGAAGCGCTGTTGTGCGTCAAACGCAGCCTGTCTAGCTATGGCCTCATCGCGCATTCTGAGCTGACGCTGATACTCCTGATCACTCAGGGCATACGGGTCAGGCTCTTTCGGCACGTTTGGCCTTTCCTGCTTCGGCATCTGCTGCTCTAGGTTCTCCAAGCGCTGTTTTAGCTGCTCAGCTTCTCGCTCTTTCTCCCTGAGCTTGAAGACCTTGTCAGCTATAGCCTTGTCAAATACCTGTTGCTGCTGTTCGTCGAAAACAGGTTTGGTTTGTTTCTCCTGAGCCGCCTCAGTATCCGGTGATGAGTCGGAGTCAGTCTCCTGACCTTCAGTTTCTACCTCTTCAAGCTCTATTTCAGCCTCATCGAGCGTATCTTCTGGTTCCATCTTACCTTCCGTAAATGCCGTCAAATAAACGGTGACGTTCCGTGCCTCCAAGAAAGCGTGGAGTTCGCTGTAGCCTAACTATACCACATATTGTGGTTTTGCAAGCAATTATTGCCTCGGCACGTTATATAGATAATCCATTGACTCAGGACTCAAATCCATCCCTTCGATCTCCCTGTATAGCGGAACCTCGTATGTTGATCTTGGGTCATCTATCAACTTTTGCGCTGTTCGTTGCAGATACTCATCGTTCATCAATTGATATTGATTGCGAGCTGGCAACTTGCTGATTTCGTGGTATTTTTTGTTGATTCTATCGTACTCTAACCGAGAAGGATTTAGCTCCGCATACCTAGAAAGCGCGTCATTATATAACTTTTTGAATTCATCCTCTGTTGCATCAATGGCGTTAAAAATGCGAGCTCTTTGATCAGAGAAAGGATTGTTTCGCACCTCATTTGCGATGAAGCTACGTCTCTGCTCGTCCGACATTTCTCCAGCTTTGTTTAGCTTTTCTCTGATATTTGCAGCCTTCTCGTAATTATCAATCTCAAAACCAACTTCGTTGCTTTTTATTTTATCGTCAAAGTACGGCGCTAGCTCAGCCAGTTTTGCTCTATCTGCCGCTATATAAGCAGTATCGGGAGAGCCTCCAGCGCTCCTACCCTCTATGTCAGACACCGCATGACCGATTTCATGTATTAGTGTGCTTCTAGTTTGATTGCCAAGAGGATTTGCATCATCAGGGTCTCTGGTTCGGGATAGATTAAGGTCTATCTCTCCTACAGGTCTCATCAATCCTCTTGGGTAGTACGAGCCTCTGGAAGATGATGTGCCGTAACCGTAGGTTACTGGGATGTTGTAAACGTCAGGATAGGCCTCGTAAAGTTCTGGGTGATCTAATATTTCTCCCAAAGGCCGTTGAAAGCTAGTAGAAGTTCCCTCTACTTTGTCCTCCAATGACAAATCTTGCATATCTTGACGCATCAGCTCAGCATTCAACGAAGACTTATTGTCCGGCAAGTGATACATCCATTTGCCATCTAAATTCCTTTGGAAGCCGGTAACAAGTTTTATTTCGTTTGCGTCAACTCCGCGCCTTTCCATCTCTATGGCTTCTGCAATTGCATCGTGATCCGCAGTTCTAGCCTCTGGGCCAGCCCATATATCTCTGCGCTGAGTTGGGCCTGTAGGAGTCAACGATCCTCCCAAAACGCTACCAACAAGCTGACCAGTGTCTCCATATTGGCTACCAATCTGAGCGCCAGCCTCGCTACCAGCGAATGCTGATGCCTCTCTTGCTCCTAAGCCAAGACCTGCCCGCAAAGCAGATGCGCCTTGAGTTAGAGCTGCGGGAGCAGAAGCCATAACAGCAGGAGCTATTGCGCCAGCCATATACAACGGAGATGATGTGTCAGTCTCCGCATTTAGTGCCGATTTAGCTCTGTCTGCCAACAAGTAAGGCTGATTGTTTCTGCCAAAAATGTAATTACCAAGCGAGCTTAGGCCAGTTACCGCAAGGTCATGCAGTCCTAGCGTTGCGTCAATCATTCCGGCGTTAAACTTGCCTATCTGTCTATCTACAAAATTTAGGCCAGTTTCCCAATCAATGCCTTTATCTTGGAGTTTCTCTTGAGCAAGTTGTTGATCGGTCTTAGCCACCGTTCGCAATCCTTATCAGCTCAGCGTCAGACATCATAGCCATACGGGCCTTGCGCTCCTGCTCGTCCATCATGTCAGACATTTTCTCTTGATTGTCTAGCTGATCTCCAAACGCCTTGATGTTGGTATGATCTATTGTTGCACCCGCCTTCTCAGCCTCTACCTGCGCCTTGATGCGATTGGTCTGAGCATTGAAGACATCAACCTGAGTCTTAGCCTGTTCGGCTACCAGCTCGTTCTGATCATTCTGGGCCTGTAGCTGTATCTTCAGCGTCTCGTTCTGCACCTTCTGGGCATCTATCTGGGCCTTCATCATGTCGGCCTGAGCCTTCATCTGCTCTGCCTGTGCGAGCACCATAGCGGGATCAGGAGCCTGTCCTTGTCCCTGCGCTTGCATCTTGGCGGCCATCTCTTGCAGCTCTTCCTCGGTCATCTGGGATTGAGGAATCAAACCTTGAGCAATCATCTGCATGCGCTTGCGCTCTGCGATCTGAGACGCGGCTGGCGTGGAGATGTTCTGGAGCAACAGGTCACCAGCGATCTGCATCAGGCTGGGATCAGTCTGCGCCAGTGTCGTGATAGCCTCAATAGTCTCCTGCTGACGGTTGCGGAAGCTAGGCCCAGCCCGACAAGTAACGTCATAGGTTCCAACTTGCAGGTCATTGACAGTAACAATCTCGCCTGTAGCGTTGTCGATCACCTTCTGATTGATCGGAACCATATCGTAGGACTCGTCCTCTCGGAGTATCCTGACCTGACGCTCTGTGTCGTACACCATAGGAATAGCATCCTTCAGGAGCCTTCCTGTGGCCGCTACAGCGATTTCTATGCTGCGGCTGTACTTGAACGTGCTATTTGTCCCACGGTCTTGTAGCTGCTTGATAGCGACTCCAGACTGAAGGCCCGGATTGTCACCCATATTTGCAGCAAACATACCAGCCGTCTGACCAATAATGCCGCGCATCGCCTCGGAGATAGTCCGTAGACCGGGATTGATCTGGGCTCCGCCCTGCTGCTGTGGCACTGCGGGAGACTCTGGGTCTACGTTGTAGAATTGTACTGGGTCTGCGTTGGTGTTCAGCGTCTGGAGCTGCTTCTCATGCCCTGAAGCCTGAGCCATTGTCATCCAATACTTAGCCCTCGGAGCCAGCGCACCTTCCTCAATCTCACGGGATACGCTGTAGTTCATCACACGTTGCGGATCAAGCAGCTTCTCTACTACTCCCCAGTAGATAGTCTTGTTCTCAAATATCTTGAAGTTGGCATAAGCCGGAACCACAGGGATGCGGCAGAATACAGTTTCCTTCTTGTCTTCCAGCCAATCCTTTGCGTCAAAGAACCGCGAGCAGACGTAGTGCTTCTTTCTGGTGCGCCGCTTAACCTCAGTCACGCCAATGGCTGCGAGATCATCTACAACCTTCTCGAAGTCATCATTGACCTCATGAACCTGACCGTTGGACATCATGACCAGCTCGCGGTCTTCTGACTCCATATACAGGAATTCACCAACCACAATGACCTCAGCCTTGTCGTAATAGGCTTCTCCCTCACGGTCATCATCTACGCTTTCGCCAGAGCCCTCTGGGAATCGGGCCTCGTATTCATCCTTTGCCATCGGATGCAGCACAAACGCATACCGGCTGTCTGACTTGTCTTGATTCTCAGCAGCAGGGTCAAACCACACTCGGTCTACAAAGTTGCCGATATGTTCAATGGCTAGGTCTTGGTCAAAGCTGTTGTCATCAACGTACTTCTGGACTACACGCCAGCCATCCATACCGCCGATTACCATATTCCGTGCGGACTGCGCGTAGACTGTCTTCGCGTTAGAAAGCTGCTCAATGTTGCGGATGATGCCGTCATAGGCCATCGCAATGTCTTTGGTTGCATTGCCGCCAGCCGGTGACACGCGGATATCGTAGTCGCTCTGCTCTATCTCAGAGGCAACCTGATCCACGATGGGATTGACCATATCGAAGGTGTAGCGCGGCTTCGATTCGTTTGAGTTCCACCAGTAGGGCTCCCATTGGCCGTCTCGCTTATCAAGGAACAAATGCGCTTCTCTAACGCGCTCACGGTTGTCCTTGTCTGCTTGCTGGCACTTGTCCAGCAGCTCGATAACGTCTTGATGTTCCTCGTAATCTGCCTTGTAGCTCAGATCGTCCTCGGTAGCACCGCGATCTTCTAACTCTTTGCCATCGTCGTAACTAGCCATATTGCTTCCATCCTGAGAAGTTTATCTCTACAGGTTTGACGGTTTTTATCTTTGGCGAGTGCATAGACATCATAAGAGCATCGCCCATATTCGGTGAAGGTATTGAGTAGGGCTTTTTCGCCATCTCTACCTTGCTGAGTATCTGGATTTTACCAGAGTTTGCGCGTTTCAGCGGGATTCTGCAAACCTCAGAGCGCAACTGCTGGATGTTTTTAATGTCAGATGACAGACTGATCAGCTCTTCTGGGTTGATGTACTGGCCTTTCACCACGGCTCTGTACGTTGCCTCAAACCTATCCCGCAAAGTCCAATACATCTGCGCCCGCTTGTTGAAGAAGGTCTCTCGGTTAGTCTTGGCCCTCTGGCTACCGCCCAGCGTGTACGGCATCTCTGGGTCATACGGCGATTCGGAGCCCTTAAACATATGGTACTCCATCTTCTTGCCGTCTAGCGCCTGATCTACCTGCCGCTTCAGGCTTATACCAAGACCGTCACAGTCCCAGATAAAATGATCTGCCTGAGCGGCTATCGCCTTCTCCAGAGCCCAATCCATACCTTCATTGGCATCTCCGGTGATCTTCTCGCT